ACAAACAGATTTGATGATGATACAAAAAATTCATTTGTCGAGCTTTACACTAAAGTTGACTCTGGCGCAAGTGCTGAACAGATACTTGAAGATCAGAGACAATCAGAAGTTAAAGCGGCAGTGAACGACAACGATAGTGAGTCGCAAGATGAGGATAACCCTTATAGTGCATAATCTATCAATCATAGTGTAGTCCAAGAGGGCGGTGAAATTCCGCCCTCGTTTTAACACACTATATGTGCGACAAAACAGACCATTTACATTTAACAAAAATTATGTTACAATAATACTATGAATAAAATAATTAAAAATGTATATAAAAAATTAGAAAAATTTTTAGTTCCTGATACAGGACAAGTAAGACCAAATTTTAAAGGTAAAAAACCTAAAGGTATGACTTTCAAAGGTTTCTTTAGAATACCTTTAAATATGATAAAAACAAAAGCATCTCATCACAGTTTATCAAATATAAGAGCTGTTGTTACAGAACACAAAAATGATTTAGTTTCTTTAATTGAATCTGGTGTATGGCAAGAAGGTGCATACATACCACCAACAGTAATCGTAACATTTAGTGGTAATATAGTTTTACTTACTGGTGAACATACATTTCAAGCTTTCTATGATCAAAAAAGTGATGATTTATTTGTTGCGTTAGTAGAATTTGATACGCATGATAATGCTAAAACTTGGCAATCAAATGAAAACGCAAATTTAGAATATGTAAAAAGACCAAGAGATGATGACCAAGTAACACAAACTACAAAAGAAATTTTACAAAGAAGAATTAGAAAAGGACTTATTGATAAATCAAATATTGACCAGATGGAAAATGCCATTTTAGAAATATTAAAAGACCAAGACATAACTAAATCAATAAGTGGACAACCTAAAGTTACAAGATTAGTAAATCAAGTATTGCAATATTATAATGATGATATTGAAGTTGTTAAAAATTATACAGAAGAAGAATTTAAAAACTACTTTGTTAAAGAATTTCCAAATATGACTTTAAGTAATGGTAAGATAGTTTTAAATGATAATAACTCTATCATATTAAGTAATAGTATTACAGCAAATGAAAGTGGTATTAATATCCTTAGATGGCAACAAAGAATGTTAAAAACAGCTGACTATCTAAAAAAAATGAATTATCCTATTGATGAAATTACAATTATGATGATAAATCATTTTGTTACAGCAAACTCAAAAGAATATTCTAAATTAAAACAAGATGATAAATTAAATATTAGATTAAAAGATTTTATTTCTAGTGTAGAAAATTTCTTAAAATATAAAAATTTATTTTTACAAGCTAAAAAACACTCATTACCACAATTAAAAGAAAAAAAATAATATGATATTAGATTTTAAAAATTTTACTAAAGCAAGTTATGTTATAGATAATTTATATTTACGTGTTGAATATAAAGCTTTGTGTACAAAATTTAAAGAAATAATAGATTTAAAGTTACCAAAATGGCATCCTAAAAGAAAGTGGTTAATTACTAAAATTATGGCAAGAGCAGTTTATAGTATCATATCTCAAACAAAAAAAATATCTACAGGTTTGATTAGTAGAAATGCAAACATATTAAAAAAGAAAGTAAATAAAAATGGTGAAAGAATAGCACACGATCATTGCTTAAAACCACAATTGTGGGGTGAGTTCTTTTTTGATTTTGGTGATTACTATTACAATGGAACAGAAGAATCTTTTTTAAAATGGGAAAAAATAATGAATTACCTATGTCACACAATAGAAGTAACAAATAAAGAAAACGATTTATTAAGTTTACAAACACATAGAGATAATGATACAAAAGAAATAGATAGATACACATTATTAGAAGATTCTTATAATGTTGCAGATATTAATTTAGAAACACCTATAAACGGTTTTTATATAGATAAAAAATTACCACTTTCAATACCAGATGAATTTAAAAAGTGGGAAAAAAAATATATGATAAAATGAAAGGAGGTAAAATAGTTGGGTATTAAAGTAGAAGTTCGAAACGGAAATTTAGAACAGGCAATGAGAGTCTTAAAAAGAAAATTATTAAAAGACGGTCTTGTTAAAACTCTAAAAATGAAACAGTATTATGAAAAGCCATCAGATAAAAGAGTTCGTAAGAAAAAAGAAATGATTGCTAATTATAAAAAGAAAATGAAAAAATTACTAATTACTAGAGGTTATTAAAAATTTTTACGCTGTTTGACTTATATATATTATTAGTTAGGGCTATTCGTAAGACCCTAACTGCGTAAAAAAAGGGGCCGATATTCCTAGTTTCAAAACTAAAGTCGGTGTCGCAAATCGGTGACCTTTGGCAGTTCTCACTCCGTGACAAAAGAAACTGCCTTATAAATAATGGTGCGTCAGAATAGCATACTTGTATTTTGACCATTAATTATTATATTAGTAACAAGAGCGCCATAATGGGCTCTTAATATTAACTTGCTTAACATAAGGAGAAAATATATGAATAAAGCACTTTCTATTTTTAATCAATTAAGACCATTATCAGTAGGGTTTGATGATGTATTTAATCACTTTGAGTCTATGTTTGATGAGGACTTTAGACTACCCACTGTAAACTATCCACCATATAATATCGTTAAAACTGGTACTAACAAGTATGACATTGAAGTTGCACTTGCAGGTTTTAATAAAAAAGATATTAATGTTTTGGTAGAAAATGGTGTATTAACTATTGAGTCTAAAACATCTAATAAAGATGATTCAAAAGACGAAGATGGTAATACAATCTATAAAGGTATATCAAAAAGATACTTTAAAAGATCATTTACAATCGCTGATGATGTTGAAATCAAAGGCGCAGAGTTAAAAGACGGTCTATTAAAAGTGTCAATGGAAAAGATAGTACCTGAGTCTAAAAAACTCAAAACAATTGAGATTAAATAATAATCTTAAATAAAAAATAGAGAGGCCGAATGAGCGTTGACTTTTTCGGCCTCTTATGATATATTAGAGTATAATAAATTATGAAGGAGTGAAAATATGAACCTAACAAGTGATACTATATCAGTATTAAAAAACTTCTCAGACATTAATCAAAATATTTTGGTTAAACCTGGGAATAAAGTTCAAACTATTTCTACAATGAAAAATATTTTAGCAGAAGCTGAAATATCAGAAAAGTTTGAAAGTGAATTTGCGATCTATGACTTACCTGAATTTTTAAGGTCAGTTGAATTGTTTGACAAACCAGACCTTAAGTTTAACGGTGGTGGTTATGTAAACATCGCAGAATCAAATGCAAATCAATCAATTAAATATTTCTTTGCTGACAAATCAGTAATTGTTGCACCAAGCAAGTCTATCAATATGCCAGACAAGTTTGTAACATTTACTTTAAAGAAAGATCAATTTACTAAATTGATGAAAGGTGTTACAACACTTAATTTACCAGATGTTGCTATAAAAGGTGATGGTAAGAAAATCAAATTAGTAGGTACTGACAAAAAGAATAAATCCTCTAATGAGTATTCTGTTGATGTTGGTGAATTTGATAAAAAGTTTACTGCTTATTTTAAGACAGAAAACTTTAAACAGATTGTTGACGACTATGATGTTGCAATATCAAAAGCAAAGATTTCTCATTTTGTAAATAGAAATAAATCAGTACAATACTGGATTGCTTTAGAACCTGACTCGGAGTTTTAAATGTCTGAGGAAAGAGATAATAAGGGTCAACTTTTATCAGAAATAGATAAAATGACTCCCTTAGAGGAAGATAAGAATGCTGCCGTTGTTAGACTTGAAGATGGTACAGCATATCCACTAGATGGTTACATCAAAGTAGAAACCAGAGAATATCATCAAACAACACATTATCTTAATAGACAAATTGCTGTTGAAGATATAATTAATGAGTTTGGTAGTTTAACCAACTTTGAAAAAGGTTTATACTTTGATTGGTCTAATTATCACAATGCTAGTGAAGAAGATAAAGACTTAGCAGATAAGGTACAACAATTTGTTGAAGAACACGATTATGACCGTGAAGAAGATTGTTGGACAATGAGTAAAGGTGGTTATGATGTTGATACTGAAATTGTACAAGAGTTTACAATGGAAACACCTAATTAATGAATAAAGTGAGGTTTATATTATGTCAGAGTATTTGTGGGTTGAAAAATACCGACCAAAGAAAATTAGTGAGTGTATTCTTACAGAAGATTTAAAAAATACATTTACTCAATTTATCAAACAAGGCGAGATACCCAATCTATTACTATCAGGTAGTGCTGGCACTGGTAAGACAACAGTTGCCAAAGCAGTATGTGAAGAATTGGGTTGTGATTATATCGTTATCAATGGGTCAGATGAAGGTCGACAGATTGATACAGTAAGAAGTAAAATCAAAAACTTTGCGAGTACAGTATCTCTTACTGAAGACGCAAATCATAAAGTTGTTATCATAGACGAAGCAGATTATATGAACGCAGAGTCAGTTCAACCTGCATTAAGAAATTTTATTGAATCTTTCTATAAAAATTGTAGATTTATATTTACTTGTAATTTCAAAAACAAAATCATAGAACCTTTACATAGTCGTTGTACAGTTATTGACTTTAAGATCACTAATGGTCAAAGAGTAAAGACTGCTACAAAGTTTATGGATAGACTTTGTGATATTCTTAAAGAAGAAAATATAGAATATGATAAAAAAGTCTTAGCAGAGTTAATTCAAAAACACTATCCAGATTTTAGAAGAACCATTAATGAATTACAAAGATATTCAGTAAGAGGTAAAATTGATAGTGGTATTCTCTTTAATCTATCAGAAGTTAATATTAAAGAATTGATTGTTACTTTAAAAGAAAAACGTTTTAATGATATGAGAAAATGGGTTGTACAAAACCTAGATAAAGAACCATCTCACTTGTTTAGAACGTTGTACGAGATTTTATATACAAGTTTAGATTCTAAATCTATACCTCAGGCGATACTTATAATCGCTGGATATCAATATAAATCTGCGTTTGTTGCTGATCAGGAAATAAATATGATCGCTTGTTTAACAGAAATAATGGCAGGTTGTAAATTTAAATGATAAACGCCCCTTTAGCTCATCTGGTAGAGCAACTGATTTGTAATCAGTAGGTGGCCTGTTCAAGTCGGGCAAGGGGCACCATATATTATGTACGAATTAAAAGATTACTTAAACGCAATTAACTTCACAAAAGAAAATCTATTAGATACAGAAGATTTTACTTGGGAAAAGAAGTACCCACCATTCATTATAAACAAGTGTTTATCTATGCATTATGACTGTATAGCGCAGGCAAATGAGATGAACGGTTATCACTTCTTAGATAAAAAAGTCCAATTTCATTTTTTGATAAATAGTATTAGAAAAAAGAAGCGATTTGGCGGGAAGTGGTTATCACAATCCAAATTGAATAATTTACAGTATGTTAAAGAGTATTATGGTTATAGTAATGAGAAGGCAAAACAGGCTCTTGACATACTAACAGAAAAGCAAATTGATGAAATAAAAATGTCCTTATCTAAGGGCGGGAGAAAAAAATGAGTGAAGAAATTATAAATTGGTCGCCTGCAAGTATGCTTGAGGTAACAATTAAACAACCAGATGACTTCTTAAAGATTAGAGAAACATTGACACGTATTGGTGTTGCTAGTCGAAAAGATAAAACGCTTTATCAATCTTGTCATATCTTACACAAACAAGGAAAATACTATATCACACATTTTAAAGAATTGTTTGCATTAGATGGCAAAAAAGCAACATTAGTACAAAATGATATTCAAAGAAGAAATACAATTGCGATCTTACTACAAGATTGGAATTTAATTGAAATTGTAAATAAAGCAAAATCAGAAGACAAAGCACCTTTAAGTCAAATCAAAGTATTACCTTTTAAAGAAAAAAAGGAATGGAATCTATCAGCAAAATATAATATTGGTAAAAAGATTGAAACAAAAGAAGAAGTAAAAGATGAGTAATAGATGCAAGTTCCAAAATTTAGAGAATTTTTAACAGAACAAGATATTGAACGTAAGGATAATCCAATTACGGTTGCGATTATTACGAAATCAAATCCAAATGTTAAAAAGCAAAAGGCTGGTGAAGTCCCTAAAAAAGAACGTACCATTTCCTTTATACAAAAAGCCTGTGAAAAAAAAGGC